ATGATGAAGTAAATACAGAATTAGAGTCTGTATATCAGAGTTCTAAAGTAAATAAAGCACATTGGAGTTCATATTTTTTGAATCTTCAAAAAATTATTGATACTATTTGGGATGCAGGAAGTTTGGTAATGTGCGGCAGGGGATCAGGAGTAGGTTTCCTTATTCTATATATTCTTGGAATCACTCAAATCAATCCATTACGTGAAACAACCAAAACCTTTGCATGGAGGTTTTTGAATCCAGAACGTGTTTCTGTTCTTGACGTAGACATTGATATTTCGGGGCTAAAGAGAACGCAAGTGTTAGACAAATTTCGTGAAGTGTATGGCGAAGATAGAGTTTGCAATGTTCTCACGCTCGGAACTGAAAAATCTAAAAGTGCCATTCTAACGGCAGCTAGAGGACTTGGTATTGATAATGATATTGCTCAATATATTGCCTCTCTTGTTCCTTCTGATAGAGGGTTGATTAGGACCTTATATCAATGTTATTATGGCGATAAAGAAAACGATATGAAACCTATTGTTCCATTCGTAAGCGAAATGAAGCAATATCCCAAGTTGTGGGAAGTTGCCAAGCGTATTGAAGGATTAGTATGTAGAACTGGGATTCATGCAGGCGGCGTAATTTTTGTTGATGAACCTTTTACTGAATCCGCAGCTCTTATGAAAGCCCCTGATGGAACCATTATCAGCCAATTTGATCTCCATGATTGTGAGAAGATGAGTCTTATCAAATACGATGCACTTTCAATTGAAGCATGCGATAAAATTCAAGTATGCTTAGATTTACTTGTAAAATATAGATATATTGAAGACAAAGGTTGCCTGAAAGATACCTATGAGTCAGCTATTGGAATTTACAATCTTGAACGCAATGAACCAGAAATGTGGAAAATGCTTTGGGAGCACAAAATACAATCTTGTTTTCAAATGGAAAAAGATAGCGGCGTTCAGGGTATAGCCCTAACGCATCCGCAATCTGTAGATGACTTGGCAACATTGAATAGCGTTATTCGTCTTATGGCTCAAGAAAAAGGTGGGGAACAACCTCTAAACAAATATGCCCGATTCAAAAAGGATATTTCTTTATGGTATAAAGAAATGGATTTTTATGGACTTACGAAAGAAGAGCAAGAAATTCTTGAGCCTGTTTTGAAAATTTCTTATGGCATGTGTGAATCCCAGGAGCGTTAACAACCTAAACGAGTTAAAAGGGGTAGAGGAATAAAAAGATTGGAGGTGAATGTTTTGATACAGAAAAAAGATATTGAAGCTAAAATTTATGACTATATGGCTCAAAATAATAAATTACCTAGTGGAAAAGTTCTGTCGCAATATTATCATTGCTCAGAACAAACAATTAACTATTATTTACAAAAATACGGTTTACGTAAAAAAGATATCATGTGTCAGTTACCATCTAATTTTATAAAGTCTTTTGAGCAAATAACTTCTGAAACTAGCTATTGGCTAGGATATTTGCATGCAGATGGCTGTGTAAATATAACAAAGAAAAATAGAAAACGATTAATCTTAGAATGTCAAGCAAAAGATAAAGAAATATTATATAATTTTTGTAATTATTGTAATATTAACACTTTACGCATAAAAAATACAAAACATAAAGATACTAAAGCTGTCAGGCTTGATTTGTATTCTACTAGTTTTTCTATATTTCCTGATTGGATTCAGCCCAATAAAACTTATAAACAAATTTCTTTATATGATTATCCAAATAATATTGATTTTTATGCTTTCTTAAATGGGTTGCTTGATGGAGACGGAACGATTCATATAGGGAAGAATGACCAAGTTATCTTTTTAATACAAGAGCCAATGTGCTATGAAATTGTTGATAGACTAAAAGAAAATTTACTAATCCCTTCTTCTATTTGGATTCAAAATCATCCAACAACAGAAACATTAAAAAGAATAACTATTGGCAACCATAAAAATATTATTTTCATAAGAAAAAAGTTTTATGAAAATTCAAATCATCCCTTCTTAACTCGAAAAAAAGAAAAATTTTATTTAATATAAAAATCATAAAGCGCTCTATAAATCTCCTAAACTGCGGGAAAGCCCTTAGAGCCTTAGCAACCAAACCAATATAGGGATATATTGGCGGCGAGGTTAGCGACCAAGGTAAGGTAATATCGCTAAGGATTGGGTAACCAGACGCAGCGAAGCCTCTAGGACAGAGGAACGTTCAACGACTATAATGGAGACAACGCAAGTTGATGGTATAGTCTACTCCCTAACAAATACTGCGAAAGTAGGGGTGCAAAAGGTTTATGTCACTCGTTCAAATTCCCGAATGCGGCGGTTTCGATTTGAACTTCTCAGATCGACTAAGAAAAAGCGTGGCAAAAAAAGATCCAGCGGGTTATAAGCAATGTGAGAAGGAATATTTTGAGCGTGTTGAAGAACGTGGTTTGAGCAAAAATTTATGTAATTATGTATGGAATGTGTGTGTTGCCACAAGTCGTGGCTACGGGTTTGAGCGATTGGACCCTACATATTTTTTCATTTGTCAGTGAGGTCTTATAATATTTATAAGGCTAACGAGGGTAAAATCTCGTGGCTATAACAAAGCTGTATCGACTATTGCGGGTTAGACCGCAAGTATATCTATTATTGACACATAGGTAGAAAAGGTATGCATCTTTTTAGATGTAAGAAATAGTCAGTTTTATAATAATGCAATCTATCACACACACTAGCTTATTCGCTTATTGCTTTACAAGAAATGAATCTTGCATATAAATATCCTACTATCTTTTGGGACTGTGCAAATCTTATTGTAGACAGTGGTGCCATTGAAAATATTGAAGGTAAATCCGCAAATTATAATAAAATTGCAAATGTTGTAAATAAAATCAAAACAACTACTGATATTGATATTTCTCTTGTAGACATAAATAAATCAGAATTATCATTTACTCCTGACGCTAAAAATAATATCATTTATTATGGAATGGCTGGCATCCAAGGAATTGGTAATGATGTAATAAAAGATATTATTGAAAAACGCCCATATAAATCGTTTGATGACTTTTTAGACAAAACCAATTTCAATAAAACAGTTGTAACGATGTTGATAAAGAGTGGTGCCTTTGATGGCTTTGGAGAACGCTCTGACATTATGAAAGAATATATTGATAGCGTTTGTGAGAAAAAACAAAAACTTACTTTGTCAAACTTCAACGGTTTGATTGAAATGAATCTAATTCCAGAAGAATTGAGCTTTCAAAAGCGTTTATTTGTATTCAATAAAGCGTTGAAGAAGAATTGCAAGCAAGAAGAATATTTCAATTTAGATAAAGCTAATTATTATAAATTTTATTCCACTTTCTTTGACACAGATGAACTTGAATCTATTGGAAATAATTCAATTGGTATTCTCCAGAAGAAATGGAAAAAGATGTATGACAAACAAATGGTACCTGCGAAGGATTATCTAAAAAGCCATCAAGAAGAAATGCTTACAACTTATAATTCAAAATTATTTGATGAAATGTGGAATAAATATGCTCAAGGTTCATATTCTACATGGGAAATTGCTTCTATCGGCACATATTATAATCCACATGAATTAGCTAATCTTGATGAAAAATTATATGAAATTGCTCATTTCAAAGATTTGCCAAAGCATCCGCAGATCGAATATAAATTCAAACGTAATGGAAATGAAATACCTATTTTTAAGACATATAGAATAGCAGGTGCCGTTATCTCAAAAGATGATTTGCATTCGTCGATTATGATTCTTACGAATGACAATACTGTTGTTCAGGTAAAAATGACAAAAGATTATTACGCTAAATATAATAAACGTATTAGCGAAAAGCAACCAGACGGTACTAAAAAGATTGTTGAGCCAGGCTTTTTGCAACGTGGCACTTTAGTGGTCTTGAATGGATATCGTAGAGAGCAAAGTTTTGTCCTAAAGCGATATAAAAAAACGAAATCACATCAATTGTATAAAATCACTCAAATCTATCCTGATGGAAAAATTGATATGACGAATAATCGAGCAGATGAAATAGAATAAAAAGTATGGACACGTTTATAAAAACTAGACGTGTCCATTTTTTTATGTTATAATATAAGAAGAAAGAAAGGAGCTGTGATATATTGACTAAAGCAATCTTCAAACCTCCGACTAATTATTTTGATGATGGCTCAAATGGAAAGTGCGAATGTGGACGATGGGTAAAACCTGATTATGAATATTGTCCTTATTGCGGTGAAAAACTAAATAAAGTATTTCTAAAGGATGAACGTCCAGTTCTTATTGCTTTGTTCGGTAAGTCTGCGTCATATAAAGATTCTGTGGCGAAATGGCTTGAGAAGTTGTTCGATAATTCTCATAGAGTGATTTCTTGCACAACTCGTCCACCAAGAGAAAATGAGAAAGATGGCGTTGATTATCATTTCCTTTCTCCTGGAGAATTCTATGAATTAGCAGAGCAAAAACAATTACTTGAATATACTGAATTTAGAGGGTGGTATTACGGCACACCACAAAATGAGATTCTAAAAGATAAAGTAAATATCGGTGTGTTCAATCCAGAAGGAATAATGAAATTACGTAGACCTGAGTATAAAGAACGATTTCGCATTCTTTTTGTTGAATTAGAGGCTAATATTATTGAAAGGCTAAAACGTTCTTATCAGAGAGAAAACAAATGGCGTCCAGAGTATTTTAGACGTGCTTTTACAGATTGGAATGATTTCAGAAAGTTGAATTTATCAGATGTTTATCCTAAAGAATGTTTTGATACTGTGGATATGTCGTCTTTAGATGTGGCAAAAGAAATTGAACATCTTCTAATAAACCATTATCGTTGGGTTGAATAACCAGTTATATAAAAAACATATAGCGAAACACTATAAACGTCTTGAGCAAAAAATCATAAAATATTACAGTAAAACACAAGATATAGGATAGGTGATGCTATATATGGTAGAAGTTATAAAACGCGATGGTTCAAAAGTGCCATTCGATGAAGAAAAAATTTCAATCGCCATTGCTGGTGCATTCAATGAATTCGACGAAGAGTTTGACAATCCGTCCCTATTGAGTTTGATTGAAATGGATATTCAAAATTATCTAGATAGTAATTATACTGATTCTATTGGAGTAGAGGATATTCAAGATATCGTTGAAGATTGTCTATTAGATATGAGTTTTCGCCAAGAAGCAAAAGCATATATCAAGTATAGGCATGAACACGAGTTGGCTCGCCAAAATAAAGTAAATTTAGATATGGAATCTAAGCTTTTAGCACAGCAAATCGATAACCAAAATGCTAATGTTGATGAACATTCTTTTGGCGGTCGTATCGGCGAAGCTAGCAGTGTGGTAATGAAGGATTATGCTTTATATCATTGTATGTCTAAAATGGCTCGTGAAAATCATTTGAATAATGAGATTTACGTCCATGATCTTGATCAATATGCTGTTGGCTCACACAATTGCCTTTCTATTCCATTTGATAAACTTCTTGCCAACGGATTCAACACTCGTCAAACAGATGTGCGTCCCGCCAATTCTTTGAATACCGCCTTTCAATTGATTGCTGTTATTTTTCAGCTTCAGTCGTTACAACAGTTCGGTAAATAAAACCCTGCCGAAGTAAAAAACCTCTAATTGCTGGAAACTCCTTAGAGTCTAATGGGCTACAACGTAGGTGAAAGCCAGGCGTGACATGCTATAAAAACTTATTAGAATTGGACAATCAGCAGCGAAGTCTTTGTTTCTTTTTATTTGATAAATAAGAAAAATTGATTATTATGATTATTATATTGTAAATAATTTCAACAAAGAAACAAAGGAACGTTCATCGACTAATAGTAGCGAAAGCGAAACGGGGTTTGCTCAAAGAGAGTAAAGATATAGTCAGACCTATTATGAAAGTTATAGGAATTTGTGCTAATGGGGGTTAGTGCAACACATCTTGATTGGACTATGGTTCCGTATGTTCGAAAAAGTTTTTATAAACATTATAAAGACGGAATAATATATATTGAAAATATAATAAATAATTCAATTATTTTTGATAAAGATTTGTCTATTGAAGATGATTATTATAAACGTTACACTAAAGCATACCAATATGCTATGGATATGACAAAAAAAGAATGCTTGCAAGCTGTAGAAGGAATGTATCACAACCTCAATACATTGCAATCGCGTTCTGGGAATCAATTGCCCTTCACTTCTATCAACTATGGCACTTGCACCTTACCAGAGGGCCGTATGGTTATTGACGCACTTTTGGAAGTATCAATTGAAGGTCTTGGCAAGCTTCATAAAACTAGTATCTTCCCATGTGGAATTTTTCAATGTATGAAAGGCGTAAATCGTAAACCTGGAGATGCGAATTATGACTTATTTCAAAAAGCATTGAAGTCAACTGCTCAGCGTCTATATCCAAATTATGTGAATGTTGACTGGTCAGCGAATGAGGGCTATGACCGCAATGACCCAACAACATATACAAGTACGATGGGTAAGTGTAAGCTACAGCTCATCTAAAATCTTTTGAAAACGGCTAGGACTTTTATGAAAGTTGAGGCCGTGCTAATATAAAAGTGTATCGACTATGGCTGATGAATATAAGCCAGTAGGGCAAATAAGCCCGAAGCGAAAGACTATCTTTGTAAGATAGAAGATATAGTCAGTACCCTTGGTAACAAGGGATAATATGTGTAGAACTTATAATGGATATGATATCAACGGAATGGGGCAAACCAAGGACGGACGTGGAAACATCTGTCCCGTAACAATTATTATGCCAACTTTAGCGATGGAAACGAATAGAGATGTAGAAAAGTTTATGTCACTTTTAGACCAAAAAATCTTTGAAGCAAAAGATATGCTTCTTGAGCGTTTTGAATATATTTGTTCTCAAGATCCCGCAAGCGCTAAATTTATGTATGAGAACGGCGTAATGGAAGGATATATTCCAGAAGAAGGAATTAGAAGTGCTTTGAAGCATGGAACACTAGCACTGGGTCAGTTGGGACTTGCGGAAACGCTTGAGCTTCTTATTGGGGAAAATCATTGCCATCTAAGGGGTATGGAACTAGCGAAACGCATTGAGACTCTTTTTCAAAGACGCTGCAAAGAATTCAAAGAGCAATATAAACTCAATTTTGGAGTTTATTATACCCCTAAATGCTAAAACATAACATCTGTGGGGGCAAACTATAGCAATATGGTTTAGAAAAAACTGTCTAACTAGGTGAACGAAAGAATACCTATCTAAAAATTACTTTATTTCTTCTTTTATATAAAAAGGAGAAAAAATGAAATACTACACACGACTACCAAAAAATGCGGAACAAGTAGAAGGGGCTTTGACTTGGGCAACTCCTGATGGAAAATTGTGGGGGCAAGAAACAAGAACTTGTCCTAATCGTTGGAATGATATGAGAACACCAATACGGCATTATGGAGAATACTTTCAATATTCATTGACAAAGAATAAGCATAATGGCTATATATATGCTCCAGTAAAATATATTTCTGATGATAACTCTTATGACACTAAACAAAGACGGGTTCATATAATTATTGCTAAAACTTTTCTCCCAAATCCAAATAATTATCCTGTTGTAGGCCATAAAAATAATATAAAATCAGATAATCGAGTTGAAAACTTATACTGGACGACCCCATCAGAAAATACCCAAAAAGCTGTCAACGATGGTCTTTTAGTAAATAAGAAAGGTATAGAGGATAGTCAGTCAATGCCTGTGTTTATGTTTGATACATATACAAATAAAAAGATAGGAGAATATGGCAGCGTAACAATAGCTTCTAAAGAAACAGGTATTTCAAAGTCAACAATTTTACGTCAATGTAAATATAAACGGCCAGTAAGAAAAAAACAATACTTTAGGTTTCAAAATGACAAAAGTGTCGTTGATCCTCCTGTAATTATTCAATATGATTATTTTACAGATAAAGAGTTGGGTAGATATTGGAATACTCAAGAAGCAGCTCGACGAACGGGCATTAGTGAAAAAGTCATTTCGCAACAAAGCAAGAATGGCTGGAAACCGAAGACTAAAACAAAAAGTAAAACTTATTTTTTGTGGTCAAATCAAGAAGAAATAAAGTAATAAAAGTGTAGAGACTATCGAAATCTAAAACGAGAGTAGAGTAGCGAAAGCGAAAGAGCAGTTCCTTGTGTGAAACAAGGGAAAAATATAGTCCAAAATGTAAGAAGGCAGAAAATCTCTGTTTTACAGCAATGAAAAAATTCCAAAGCAAATATGGAATTATCCCGAAAGTATCGGACAAAGATTTCTTTACAAACTCCATACATGTTCCAGTATGGGAAGAAATCTCAGCTTTTGAAAAAATTGATATTGAAAGCCAGTTGACTGGATATAGTAATGCAGGTTGCATCGTCTATTGCGAATTAGATAATACAGTAAAGCATAACATCAATGCCTTAGAGACACTAGTAAATTACGCTATGGATAAAGATATTCCTTATTTTGCCATCAATGTTCCAAATGATACTTGCCTTGAATGTGGGTATTGCGATGAATTCAATGACAATTGTCCCGAATGCGGAAGTTCTCATATCCAACAATTACGACGAGTAACCGGTTACCTTACCGGGAATTATACAACGGCATTCAATCTAGGTAAACAACAAGAAACGCGAATGAGAACAAAACATGGTCTAATAAAAGAGGAATAAATGAATTATTCAGAAATAGATAAAATTGAATGCGTGAACGGCCCAGGATGGGGCGTCTCTCTCTTCACCCATGGCTGTCCACTAAAATGCAAAGGTTGCCACAATTCATCCATCTGGGACTTTGATGGAGGAAAAGAATTTACTAAAAAAACAATCAAGAAAATTCAAGAACTCATCAAACCAGATTATATTTCTAGATTTTCTATCCTTGGCGGGGAACCATTATATCCTAAAAATTATTTTCCATTAGCGCTTCTAATCAATGCTATTAGACATACAAAACCTGATATCATAATTATCTTATATACAGGATACAAATTATCAGAAATAGATTATAAAGATGATGTATATCTAAAATATATTCTATCTCATATCGATTATCTGATTGATGGTAGGTATGAAGAAGATAAACGAGATATTACTTTATCTTTTAGAGGCAGTTCTAATCAAGTGATTTGGAATATGAAGAATTATCCAAAAGAAGCAATCAATGTATCTGAAGAATGGGATAATGGAATTTATAAATAGTTGGGCAAAATTGTATACAAACTGTAAACTTATTTTATAATATAAATGTGGCCAAAAGCCACTATTCATAATTTTATCCTTTGCCGGTTGAGCCTGCTTGCCGGGATATAAAATAAGCAGGCATTTTTTGTATTTATTGACATTTATATTTTTATATGGTATAATAGATATATAAAGTAATTGAGAGAAAAGGAATCATATGGCAACTGTAGAGCTTGACTCTTATTCGATTCATAAGCAATTATATTCCAAAGTAGACCCTCCTGATGAGCAAACACTGAAAACTCAGTTAGCCTCTGTTGGAGCCTGGTTTTCTACTAATCTAAAATGTAATGATTATACGCTTATGTGTCGTGAAAAGTATGATTTTACAGTTCTTCATTTTGAAGATATGAATTATGATAAAGGCACCCAAGAGGTTCGTAGTTTGCTTGAGTCACGTGGCACGATTATGGATATTGCTTACTCTCATGCTACTGGCGGATATGAATGTTGGGTAAAAGACTCAGAAAATGAAGTAAGTATGTATCTTC